TGTAAAACAAAGAAAGGCTCCGAGTGACCTCATCTAAGATGAAAAGTCACATTGAACCTATCACACACACGCTGGTCACTCCGATTCCCGAGAGAAAAGGCGGTCATCTGACCTGGTAACCCCTGTACCTTTTATACAGGAGTACCCAAGCTGGATACGTGTGTGGTGTATAATCTAGAAAACCCATAATTTAATATGTGTGCGCAACGCAGAAACGCACGTAACCTCACAGAAGGTGAGGGCGTTTATCCCCTGTGGTTAGCGTAAAGAACCACAAACCTACTCGGAAGGAGTAGGACGCTTAGATTATACATCTTAGATGTTAATTAAGAATCTTAAATAATAAAATTCTATTGGAGGAGACCCATCTCACGGTTCCATTCTTCGCAATATGCGTCATATGTGTACACGAGAGGGTATTCCCCAGTCTTGTTGTAGAAGGCCTCAATTAATTTTGGGACCCACTGGTCGAAAACGGCACGTTCGTGCTGCGCCAATTCTCGACAAGAATCTTCAAGGTTATCACAAGTAGCGATAACTTCGTCCGGACACTTGCGTATCCAATTGGGAGTTTCCAAGATCGTTTTAAGATCCATGGGCGCTCTCCAGATGCCATTTGTATAGCGAAAACCACGTTTCAAATAAGCGACCTCTTCAAGAGATCGCCATTTTGGCGCGATTCCGCCGGATTTAGCTTCGTCAGTATAAATCATACCGAACGTGGCATAAGCTTCTGTTACTTCTTGTTGGTTAAACCATTCCGAGACCGAATCTGAAAAATTGATTACGTTATCATCACCATAAGAAACCATAGACACCGCCTCATCAAATAATGGCGGCGTCACTCTTGCTTTTCTAGCAGCTCTGTAATATGCAATTCGCATACTAACGGAATTGTAAAAAGAATTTAGGGCTGTGGTTGCTGGGTTACCGGATGGTTGCGAATGCGTCAAATAGATGTAAACGCCCTGACAAAGGTGGATGGAATTAAACACATCAAGGAAAAGAATTCGCCTAATTTTGGCGTTTTCTTCACCATCATTATAAAATTCATTGGCAACCTCTACGAAATGTTCCATAATACAGGAATTCAAAGTCCCGTCAAAACTGGAGAAATCCCCAGCAAAGACTTTCTTTCCGAATTTGGAGAGTTTCTTTGCAGTCACTCCCCAGTCATTCCCATATGGATTAGTTCCAAGAGATTGCTCATTCCAAATGCGATTCTCCATGATATGTGCAATGAATCCAAGGAAATACATGCGAAATGCAATAGTGTAGTCCATAGGCCCATTGGCAAATACCCTAGTCTTACGAGCTTGGACCTTCTCAACTGGTCTTCGTTCATCCTTAAGAGTGTCGGTCCAAACGGTGGCACTTCTCCTACCGTTTTTCGCCTGTATTATTCTATGTTCAACGGAACTCCTCACTTCTTCGTCGAAGATATAATCAGCGTCTCCGAACCAACCAGTCTTGCCATGAGTACCAGGTTTCTTTGATAAAACCCAGGGAAAACCAGCAGAAGATCCTCGATTGAGACCGGACATGTACACACTATCCTCGCTCCCAGAAACCGCTTCCTCATACGTAAGTATGCGGGCCAATTTCAAGTCACGATTTTTCAACAAGTGTACTTTGGTCTCATTGACACATCTCTGGACCTCCTCTCGAGGGATGAAACCAGTGTTGAGTGCGTTCTTACCCATGTTTTTCTTCATAACATTTTCTACACTTGAATGTAGACAAGAAGGCATAGTAATGGGTTCCGTAACCTCCCCATGAATAACGGACGGTCTAATGTCTGACTTATTAGGCGCATAAGGGGCAGTCTCACACATCCCGACAAAACCAAACGAAGCAGCAACGGAGCCGCACATTTCAACCAGTTGTTCTGGTCCATATTCTACGTTGTTCTGTAGAATAACGTCAAATTTGCGTAGAGCAAAACCGGGCAATTCGTCATTATCTGTGACGACAACTCTGTGGAACTTGTCTAATGTCCGCTCCAAATCAGCTCGAGTGATTGATTGCCCCACTGCTGCAGATCCATCGTTAAAAGCGGCGATGTGGATACCAGCGATCTTTCTAATCATGGTATTCTCTTGACAAATTACCGGAGCACCACAATCACCGTCTCGCGTATTCAAAGTATACTTAATAGCATCCCGAATGCGCAATGTACCCTGATCGGTGTTCAAGATCATAGGTTCACACTCGGCTCTTACATTACCCAGAATCATCAAGTGATTCAAGGAACCCAAACTTCTGAGAGTTGGGACACACACGTCCACTCTCCTTACTGCCAATTCTGGCATGGTTTGGAAGTGCTTCACGATATCACTATGAGCAGCTACATAACGCGGGAATTGCATTAGGATTGCGTCCTTATGAAAACCATTACTAGCATCAACTTCAGCAATGGTGATGGCATTAACAGGCACACGGTATACAGTGCCTAATGCATTCTCCAAAATAATCTCATCGGTCTGCAATAAAGAAAGCATGAGATGTTTGGGTGCTAGCATAATGTTATCACGCACAAATATGCCATTCAAAACAGCACACTTTTCTTCACTTCTAATCCTAATGATCTTATAGAGATTGGAAATTATTCGATGGGTTATCAAATCCTGAGCAGAAGCATCTTTCCAAACTTGCATCGTCACATCATTAGATTCAGTTCGCACGGTCTTAGCTCTGTTCGTCCGGTTGTCGCTAGACGAAAAAGCCTCATGTTTCAAAACACGAGCATTTTTAGTGACATTGTCGGCGGAACTAGCGGCCTCTAAAATCCTGAATGCCGCTTCGTCATTCTTAGATCTTATGCTCTCATGGATCATAGTGGCATTCTTTTTGGTCATATTGTCACCAGAAGCGCAAGCTTCAGTCTTCAAAACCGGAGTTCGAATTGTCACACCATCACCACTGGAGCGAGCTTCGTAAATAGGACCATCGTGGTGGTTGTTCTTACTACTACCACCCATCCACTTCCAAGCACCAAGACCTGCGATCACCAAACCTGCAACTATAAGTGCATTTTTGACGGTCATCAGTTCACTCATTCTGATAGTGAACTTCTTAGTAATGTCAGCAGCGATCTTGCGCCAATTATGCTCCTCTTCATCCAATTCTTCAACTGCATCCTCGAACTCGTCATCCAAATCGAAGACCCTAGTATTGGATTGGAGTGAAGCCCGAAGCCTACTAAATCTCTCCTCTGTCATTCTATCTTCGAGAGCTCCATTCACAGCTTGAGAATTCTTAAAAGAGATCTTGGCAATTCGCAAACATTCAGTCAAAAATTGATCATAATCCATCTCCAAAGTAGCGCCAGTCGTAGGATCACATATTGGTTGTTGAGATTCAGGATCGTACAATTTGACAACATACGGTTTGGTGTCCACAGGTCCATCACACTTCGTGGTGTCGAGTCTGTTCACAGTATTGCCAGTGGACAAAGACCTACATTCCTTAGAGTATTCTTTCTTGTTCTCCACCTTACCACATATATCGATGCGTCTCCGGTATGCGTCGGGGAACGTGAGAGAACTTACATTCTGCTCCAATACATTACTAGTCAAAATAATAGCCTTGGAACAAAACTTAGTCCTCTTCTTCTCTGGTAAATCTGCCATGTGCAATGGATATGGAGCCAAATTCGCAGCACGAATTAGCTCCATAAATTCCTCGTTTGGTGCAGCAGATGTATCTGTGCGCTGCCCGAAATCGTCATAAACAACAATGCTCTGACCAGCATAACCATCCCAGAATTCCTGTTCTGTATTCCTAAAATAAATTTCGGAAGAAAAATTCTTGGCATTCTCCAATGTGTCAGTAAAAGCAGCATTGAGATCACAAGACAGCGGCCAAGACATACCACTCTTTCCAACGCCAGATTCCCCAAATAGATGGACAACTAAGGGTTTCACACGTGGTCGATTTCCGAAAACTCCAGTATAATCACACTGTTTCCTCAATTCTTCAATGATTTTTGACATTTTCTGGTAGTGTACAACACTGGGTCCGCGAATGCCCTTAGAATTGAGAGTGGAAGCGTATTCGACACTTTGTTTATACAGACGATCCACTTGAAACACAAGTTTTACGTCTTTTTCTACGCGTATTGCAAAGGGTACAGGATTGTCAGTGACAAGAGAAACAATCTCCTCGGACCACTTCTTATACCCAGAGAGGTATTCATCTAACTCTGGAGCTTCAGTGCCAAACTGGCAGCTAATCAAATAGCCTCCAATTGCAGTAAAGAGAGGTAAGGTTACAGAAGCGAAATCAAAAATATTTTTGAGGCCACGAGAACGATCGCCGAAAAATTTTATAGCATGGTCTATATTTCCGTAACGGGGCATTCCCAAACAACATTGGAAAATGATGGCTAATAGAGCTCCTAAACCAGCCGCGCAAACGCCCCTACTACTGTCGATGAATTCACCAAACTTACCAAGAGAAATCATGTCAAAAATTCCAGATTGGAGACTCGCATTCAAACCAAGCATTTGCTTGATTTTACCGTAAACCTCTGCTCCAAATTCCATCGACACGTTAAATAACAAATTAAATGGCAATAGGTGACGCTTCGACATGAGGGCATTACACAAAATTTTGAATACTTTCGTAATAACCCCCTGCACTGAAGCACCAAATAATGTGAGTTTTGCTTGTTCGAGGGTTTGAGTAACAGTTTCCAATAATTGCTTCCCATGTTCGACAAATCCTTGGATGGACTCACTAGTGCTGGCTACACTCTGGATAGCTCTTCTGCTATCCTTAACAAGACCAAAAGGGTTATAATCCCCTAGGCCCTGTAATGTGGCTTTCTTACTTAAGTCGAACTTGCGTCCATAGATCGTAACGGACTTTAGGCATGACAACGGCACTTTTTTCGCAAGGATCACATTATCAACTTGCCATACCGGAGTCACATCTTGTAATTTCTCCAGATCTATTTCATAGAGTACAGGTCTTCTACAACGTGTTCCTTCAGGAGTACTCGCCATGTGTACAAATTCGCGATTCATACGGCGGATCCCCTCGCGCTCGATGGAGCCCTTGGCTGCTATGGTAGTAGAGTGGTAGGCAATTTTGGCCTCACTAAGTTCGCGCCATTCCTGAGTTGGGATCGAATGACCCCATTTGGCCGTAACTACTCCATATTTGCTTACAGTAAAGCGTCCCTTGTTATCGCGAGCAATAACTTGGAACACGGTACTACTGCAAACCCAAAGGAGTCTGGTTACATCAGACATACTTATTCCATTTCCAATCCGTTCCAAATATTTGTCATGTCTGCAGTAGTATGACAACCGTTTGCCCCATCTGGCAAGATTTCTCTTAGACCATTTGCAGCATCCAAAGTCACACTTAATAGAATCATAAACAAAAGGTTGAATAAATTCGGTCACTTGGTCAAGTCCTTGAATCAGTCCGGTTTGAGTTTTAGTTAGAGCATCCATACAAGGTGTCGTAACGTGAGCAACATTACTACAGTGCTTTAGCTCTCCCTTGGGGCACTGAGGTTCCACTTGCGGTAGGAACTTCACACCGACAGGGCGTGACTCCTGCTTACATACGCTACTACCTAAGTTTTGTCTCACAAAGCTAACATTGGGTACTCGACTCGTTCCGGAGTTTGTGTCATCCTCAAGTTTAGAGGCGTTTCCATCCGGGCGAGTTTTCTCCGTTGTGGCGCTCTGGAAATGACAGTCCATTTCCGTAACATTAAGAAAATCCGGTCCAGGTCGTGTGAGCACTTCTTCCTCCTTAAATGGTTTCGTCGGAGAAACAAGCGTCAATGCGTAAATGGGCGATCCTATGAGATAACCAAAAGTGAGGTCATCTTTACCTCCCACCCAAACTTCCAAAGGATTATCGGGTTCAACTTGCACATACACTCCAGGTTGAATCTCTGTTGCGTCGTCAGCAGTCATTGAAGCAATTTTCCTATTGCACAAACCACGTCGCGTCTGTGAATAAAATGGAACTTGCACTTCATGAAAAGGGTTCAACCTTGGGTACGTCGTATGCGAACAGGCATCAAAAGACGCAGGCTTATTGTTGAAAGTTCGCGTGATGGTAGTTCTTATACTATCAATCTGCCTATATTGGGAAGTAGGCACTAGCTTATAAGATAAACCTCCTCGATAGAAGGCGAAAATATTGGCACTAAGTCCAACAAACCCGCCAAAACCACCAATAACATTGGTGTTAAGAAGAGTCTTATCTCCTATTTGGTTTGGAAATAGTCGATGGGCTCGTGTGGCTTGTCGTAAATTAAAACACATTTCGCCAGCAACGACTTGACAGGCATCTAAAGCGTTTCCACTGGAATTATTCTTGCCAAAAACAATGGTTTGAATGTCTTGTTCTTCGTTCCGCACAATACCCTGCAATGTTGCATTCACTACCGGAAAATCGGGCACCGTTGTTCCCATGCTTACAGGACAAGCAAAAGAAACATTTGTAGCCCATTTCCAAACATTGATACTAACAAAATTGGAAACTGTATCAGGAGCGCTCAAAGGTGACAATGCTCGAATGACAATCACTCCCGTGGCAGCCTTATTATTATAAGGTGTAGGTTGGACTTGACTAGAAGTCATCGTATTTTGGTGCATATAAGGCACAACAAATTCAATTTCATTAGTCTCGGTAATGTCCACAATATGTCTGTACAAATTAGTAGAGTCAATACTCTCAACGTCAGTTAAAGTATCTACATATGGTACAAAGAAAACTTCAAATCTACCTACGTGGAAAGGTGTCCTAACGACACTAATTCTAAAATGTACATCTGCTTTCCATAAACCAAAACGAGTACTAAGTAACTCGAACAAAGTAAGATCATAAACATTGTATACACTAGAGCCAATAACCCACGAAGTATGTCGATTGTCTTCGATTCGAGGACTAGCACTAAAAACTCCAATTCCAGCCAAGGGAACCGAATTACGCCCCCATTGGACGGAAGAGATCATAGCTGGCCGAGAACTGATGTGTTCAATAGACATTTCATCTACATTTTGAAGGAAATTTACTTCCTTTTCTGCTATAGAATTATCATTTGCAAAAGCCAACATTGTCGATTGATCCTCACACTTAAAATGAGAATAACCTCTACCCGGTATATTGCTCAGAGCAGGAGCACCGGAACCCTCAACTGGGCGACTCCACCCGAAAATGGAAGCCACTTTATTAACGGCCCCAGCAACCCAACTCACAGTACTTGCAACCGTACCAACAACAGGTAAGGGAGCCAGAACATCGGCAACGGTCTTGACAACACCGGAGACCTCAGTAATTGGACCCTTGGCCTCTTTAGCGGCTTGGAGTGTTACCGAAATAGGTGTGGGTGCATTGATTGAAACATTTTCAAACCAAGAAAACACTTGGATGGGAATATCAGGTGATCCCTGAGCTAAAGCAGGAGTCAAACTAAACAAATAAAATTTACCTACTGGTTTTTCACTAGTTGTTAGAGAGAAAGCGTCACCCAATCCAGACCAAGGAATCCTGATCTCAGCAGCATTAGCAGACTGCAAATCTATTTCTACTCCTGGATAGCTAGTCACACCTGCTCTAGATTTGTTCAAAATAGAACACTGTGGCTCGACATCATCGTCGTAGGGAGCAAAACAGGCCCACAGCCTGCCCGCCACAAAAGGATTTACATTCGTCATAATTCTGAACACAACATCCGCCTTAAACCATTGGAAATTTTCCAATTTTTGAAGACGCTTGCCAAATTTCATCGTATCATTAGGCACGTTAAAACTCTTGATAAAAGGCTGTTGAGCCCATCCTGTTAGAGAAGCAAAATTCTTAATAGGTGTAAATGCGTCTGGTTTCAAAACCGCATACCAGAGCAAACATGGTCTTTGTAAAAAAGAAATCACAGAAGCAGTATCTTCCAAATCATCTACATGTGTATCTACGACTGGAATAGGTTCACTACGAACCAGAGCAGAATCAGTAAATTGAGTGTATTCCGCATTAGCCGTGATATTTCTATCGGCTTGAGATGTTAGACCAATGATACCTGAGGCGGTTTCATTGATAGGGTCTGTACTCTCAGAGTTCACTTCCTTTTGAACTTCACTCTGAAAGTGTACTGGTACTAGCATCCAGGTAGTACCTTCCTGGCCCTTACGGGACACTGTGGGATTAAAAAGTAAATCAAATAGTGTTGAAGCAGGTCATGGTATTTAATGACACCAAGGGGAAGCCCTGGCTGCCAACTCGACCCAGAGTGGCTGTCACGTGAATGCCAGAGTGAATGGAGGGCTGCTCCAGGCTCACTCACCCTAAATAGGAAGCCTATATCGCACAGCGTACACTTGTTCTTTTGACATTCAAACTATGAACAAGGAGGGATCACGTGCTCGACTGACTCATCGCAAAGAGTGTTCTCGTGGGAACTCTATCTGATGAGAATAAATCAAATCGTAGTCTTTTCTCAAAACATAAGACAATTTGGTTGAGAAAGCCAAATTGAATTCATTTAAACTAGTCCGAAGACTAGAGTTCTAAAATAAAATCAATTAATGGTTGTTAATTTAGAATTCCGGGCTATACCCCGCTACCGGTGGGTCTCTACCACTATCGCAGGTAAACGCGCATGCCACTAACCCAGGCAATCGGTCAAATATGATCCAGAGGGATAAC